TTATCTCACCACCTTTAGCTGTATTGGAAGTTGTATTATTGGTTTTTCATTGTCACAACGAATCGTAATACTATTATTTTCTGTTGTTATCTTTGATACTTTTACCCATTCGATTGCTTGTGATTTTGCTGTAGCCAAAGTATTTGATAATACAATGTCAACTATAGGGTTATCTGATGCTAATATTCCATTGACTGTTACCGTTTGTGTATACGGACCGCTTCCAGTCCATGAAGTTGAAACGGTAGTTTGAAATGTATTAGTGTAAATTGCATCAAGCTTATTCTTATCAGTAGCAGTAAAATCATTTGTTGATAAACCTTTCCCTGAAACTTTATCTACTTTATCGTTTAGATTATTTAAAACTGAAGTAAAATTTGTTTGTGCATTCGTGGCGTCATCGCTTGCCTTATCCCACATATTCGCGTCTATTGGCATTATTATCTCGTTTAATTGTCTGTTGTTTTTTGCCATTAATTACATCCCCTCTCTTATCTGTATCAAATGTTTAAATGACGTCGACTCAGCAACCGAAATACTGACATCAGCTTCTGAAAGCACGGTGTTGGCTTTTCGCAGCTTTATATTTTTGATCTCGGTGATACTATCATCTGTAACATCGTACTCAATCGTCGCCATATTTTGATCGGATTTCTTTTGTGTAAATGATGATACTTGTAACGTGTCATTGATAAGCACATTATCGATATCGTCTGCTGTAAATCCAGCGATATCATTTAGTAGATCATTTGTTATACTTGATATTTTCGGCATTTATCTACACCCCCTCTGTGAATTGTATAAAATGCTTGACCAGCGCTGATTCTGTTGCCGGAATATAGACGACCGTTTCAGAAAGCACGGCGTCACCCTTTTTAAGCTTGATATTCTTGATCTCAGCGACGCTGCCAAATGGAACTTCATGTTCAATTACCACCTTGTTCTGGTCAGCTTCCTTAAATGTGAATGTCGTTATCTGGAGTTCATCGTTAATCAAGACATTGTCGATGTCCTCCGAAGTAAACCCTGCCATTTGGCTCAAAAATTCACTCGTTATACTTGGCGTTTCCGGCCTTTTAAAGACGCCTACTTCCTCTTTGTCGGCAAATGGTTTTTGCCCCAACGCCCACTTTGTTCCCAGCCGATAGTTGTAGATCGTTTGAATCGCGCTGATCGTTTCGTTTGCCCGGATCCCGTAATCGAGATATGGAATGTTTACGTAAACCATATTGACAGGCTTAATTTTTCCCATAAATACGTTAATTTCGTGGTACCAGCTGGCGAAGGCCGCAGTGGCCTCTATTTTAATTTCATAACGATCATAATCGATTGAAAGCTTGTATTTGCCCACTCCGATCATTTCATCGAGCTTATTGCGCAAGAATACTTCTGTAAACGGTATGGTCATTGAAATCCGCGTCAGAATTCTTTGTCGTCTGAATTCCAGATTTTCTTTCTCCGGATTTGGAAGGATGCCAAAAATCCGTTCATAGGCTTCGATACCTTGTTCGTCGGCTGTCAGGACATATTGGTTCCTAAGTACCTTATCTCTGGCGTCGTTAAAGCGATCAAAACGATCATTTTCGGCTGAAATAATTTGATCTGTTTCATAAACGCCGTCATAGACACTGGGAAAGTATTGTTTAAGATTGGACATCGATATTCACCTGCCCTGATACTGGAATCTCCTGAATCTCTGCATCCTCTGTCAATCGAATGTCCTCATGACTGCTATTTAATTGAATATTTGTAACATTCTGGACCCCCGCAACCGTCAAAATCGCGTAATTGATCTGGCTAATATAGACATTTTGTGCGTATCGGTTCAAATCATCAGAGTTCCCCCATTGCTTTCTAACGCCAAACAGATAATTGTCGATCGCAGTTCTAACATTGTCAAGTATATTTCCTTGATCATACCCGCTATTTACGGTGATGGAAGCCGAAACGTTAATTGGTATTTCTGTAGCTGTTGTGATCGTGACTTTATGCCCGATCGGCGCTAACCCAAGGCCACCTCCAGTCGGTGTCATACCGTCCGGATAAAGCGCTTCCTGTACCTTGTCTACCAGCGTTTGAGACGCTTTTCCGAAATCAGAACCCAAGATAGAGCATTTTACAGTGCCGCCCCCATCCCAGACAGGATATACCTGTACGCTGCCTACACCATCCATTTCTTTTAAGATTTCATCATATTGTGATGCATTTCCGCCAAACGGCTTTCGATTCATCACTTCAAGAAACCGCTCTCTTAGTTCATCGTCTGTTTCTTCATCTCTGGCAGGAACCAGCAGTTCCCCTGTCATCATCGCATTTGCAAGGCTATTGATAAATGTAATTGGAAGCAGCCTCCCAGTATAATGGTTGCCTGCGCTGCCCTCGGATTCGCAAGTAAGCTGATACGCGCCCGGCACTAAAACGCCATCTTGTTTAAATACGCCCGTTACTACATAATTGATGTTCTCATCAAGATCAACCGTAGAAAAGCGACTTCCGACCGGAACACTCATTGGGCTTTCATCTTCTTTTGTAAACGTTGCTTTCTTTACCGCTTTTGTGGCAGGCATCCTTGTAAGCCCCTGCTCTTTTACGCGATGGTCCAGATATTCACCGCTTGCAGTAAGCACATACGTCTCAATATAAATCCCCTTTAGCTCTATATACGCCTGTGCCAGCGCCGCGCAAGCCGGCGCCAAGGCGTCATAAATAATAGAACCCTCTCGCTTATCCACTGTATCCGGGATTTTTGAAAGGGCCTCATTCAATAAGTGTTCATACGTATATTGGTCTAAATATTCTCCAATCATGCTTTCACCACCTGTCTGATTTCTGTCGTTCCCGCGCTTGTCTCCACTAAAAATGAGAGCATGCAGGAATCAAGCCCTTGCTTTATAATATTAAAATCTGTTACATTGAGAATGCGGTCATCCTGGTAGAGCGCCTCTTTAATCTCTCCTTCGATGCTTGCTTTTATATAATCAAAATCTTCTCCGATGAATCGCTCCATTTCTGTGCCATAATTATTGCTGTAAATCAAGTATGCATATCTTTCGGTTTGCAAAGTTTTGTAAACGGCCTGTCTGATCGCGTCTAGACCGTCAATGAAACCTGCGATCCGCTTTCCCGCGACATCTAGTTTATAAGTTTTGCTTGGATATTGAATCATTTGAGGCGTTGTCGTTTCTATTATTTCTGGAATCATTTGCTCACCACCTTGTCGAGTATATAATATTGCTGCCCACCGATCGCACGGAGCAAGATGACTTTCTCACCTGCTTTAAGGCCATTTTTGATGACATATTCCTTGTCCCCTTTGTACGCATGACTATGATCCACATTAATATCAAGCGCTGATCCAGAACTTCCGCTCGGCGTCGAATGGCTGTGCCCGAGATTTCTGATTAAATCAATTTCTGTCCGGTCATCCATCATAACTGTTACTGTATAATCGGTTAGGTTTCTTGGAACGATTAAAAAACTTTCCTCGAGCTCAAATCGGTTATCAATCTTAACTTTAAGGGGCTTTTCAGAAGTCACTTCCCCAAAAAGGATGTCTGCCATGCTTTTGTTCTCAACAGCTCCCAATGCCGCTGTTTTCATGATTTCCACTAACTTTTCGCCTGCCATAACGGCTCCACCTCCAATCTCATTGTGTGTATTCCATTTCTAATAGAATGATTGCAACGATGAACAGCGCACATTTGATCGAGATTTATATCGCCCAATCCTTTAATTGCGATGGTAATTCCGGACCCTTCCCTGACTCTGAAGTCACCGATGCAGTCTATTGCCAGCATTCGCCTGAGCGCATTGGAAACGAACAGTCTATTATTTGCCATCTGCTGCATCTGGGCGTCGTTTGCCTCGTCCGTAATGATGTTGTGATATTGTAGAATACCCCATTTGTTTATGCTTTTATCGTCTTTGGCTTGATACTCTTTTCGCTTGCCCGAATTACTGTCTTCTTTAATCAGGTACACCTGGTTGTACACACCGGAATCAACACTCGATTCATATTCATAGTTCAGCAGCATCGTCTTATCCCCCACAGTCAAGTTTGTTTTAAGCGTGTCAATATTTACATGCTCCAATGTACCATAGTTGTCTCTGACGATGTATCTGACCTTTTGAGCAATCAACGTTTTATCAAGCGCATCTGCAATCATTGCATATAAATTCTTATTATCATAGACCACCTTTGGGAGTTTGTAGCTTGACGCGTCAATAACACTGTATTTTAGGTTAAACTTACTGCAAACAGCTTGAAAAATCTCGCTTGAGGTCTTTTCGTTAAATTGATTTGTGTCCTGGTTTTTAAGATACCGCATTTGATCGTAAGCCGTGACAGTGATAATTTGTTCTTTGTTTCTGACTTTACTGAAAACATATCCATAGAAAACGTCTTGATTTGCACTCTGTAAAGTAACGACGCTTCCTTCATAAAAAAACGCCGTGTTATCCGGCGTACGAACGAAATCAAAAGTCAGCTTTCCCGGCTGCCCTGCGAGTTGCCAATTAATATTGATATTGCCAACCAAGTTCGAAATGTCATGCAGCTTTCCCGTATTGTTGTCCTGTATGGTCATTTTAATGTCCATTGCTTTTACCTTTCACCTGCCCTTCGCTTTCTTTTGTCTGGATTCATTTAAAATCCTTAGTTCGGAATCTGAAAAACCTGGCCAGGATAAATCAGATTTGGGTTTTTAATATTGTTAAGCGTTGCGATTTCCATATATCTTGCGCCATCTCCTAAAAACTGCTTTGATATCGCCCATAACGTGTCCCCTGATTTCACGGTATACGTTTTCTGAGTCGCTTTCGTGACCAGACGTTCACTTGCGTTTGCCTGCGCGCCGCTCGAAGTTGCTGTTGCTTGATATGGAATGTATTCTTTTAGCATAAGCGTATAGAGTACATCATCGCTGCCGCTTTCCCTTTGATATACAAAGCCTTCTACTGAAACATATTTTTTTGTTTGAGAAGGCCATTCCAATTCGCTTACACCAAACTCCATAGGTTTTTTAGCGCCCATGATCTTTTCAAAGAAGCTGATGTAAAAGGAAGGAGGCTGCCATTCGGATTGCGCTGTCACATATGGTGAGCCCGGCGAGGCAGGGAAAAAGCTTTCTATTGAAAATTCGGCTAACTTTGCGTCACGAAGTATGTTGATCTGACCAAGTTTGACGATTTCCATGTCTTGATTGTTTCCCGCTTTTGTTATTGTTAAGGACGGCGGATTAACCGGAAGCGCAACCTTTTGCCCTTCATATGTGAAAAAGAATTTAATCATGCTATTCCTCCAATCATGCTGTACTTCCAAGTAAGTTGCTGGACAATGCTTCTGCAACTTTTAGTTCTAATTCTGTAATGAAACGATTGATATCAATTTCTGGATAAGGTGTTGGTTTGTCGAAACTTGTTGTAACCGTATGCGGCATAGTTTGATAATCCATGCTTAATTCTCGAAGCGCTACTTCTTTCATCAGGTTGATGTATTCTTCGGATACGTCAATGTTATTTACACGCATCTTTGGAATCAGTGGAATCGAGATTTTTGAAGCAGATAAAACTTTTGATACTTTCGGAGTAGAGTTCTGGTTTTTCGGCTTGTGTTGCTGCTGCATGATTGCCTTCGATGCTTGGATAAAGGCGTTTGCCCCGAATAGTGCTGTCCCCATGATTGGGGAAGCGTTTAGAATAGAACTCCGCGTGGTTATTTTGACTGCTTGCGATCCAGGTTTTGATTGTTGGCGAAATGTGTTATATATTGGCGTTCTTAGCAACTTAATAAAAGGAGCCGCCCCTGTCATACTCGGGTGGAGCCAAAGCGGGTTGTTCCAAATTGCTTGGTATACTTCTTTTTCTTCGTTTGGTAATCTTTTGTAATAGTTTTGGTTGAAATCTTCAATGGCTGATATTCCAGCTGCCCCAGCTACGTATGGATTAACGAGAAAGCCTCTTAGGCCTACTATTGTTTCAAATCTTCCCGCCCATTTGAAAGCATCCTTAACAGTTATATTGGTCCCTGGAATATACTTTTTACCCAACTCGGAATCCTCAAGAAAGGCTTCAATTGCTTTAACTGTTCCAACCTTTACAACTTTAAGAAATTTTCTGTTTTTAGGCGATTTTATAAATTTTCTAAATTTTTTCCCAAAAAAAGAATTGTCGTTTTCATCGTCCATAAAAAAATCAATAAGTTCAAGCGGATCTCCTGCCAAATCTATTAAATAGGCAACATCATTTCCCAGATCGAGAAAGGAATCCCCCATGATTGTTTCAGCTGTAGACTCTTTTCGATTTTCAGGGTCAATCCTACCAGACCAAAATTCAATAAACTGATCAAATCTTTCTACTCCTTTGTCCACCAATTCATCTATCGTTTTTGTCTGTTTTGTTGATTTATCCCGATATGGCCCCAATCTATATCGCCTTTGTAACTCCGAATATCGTTCTGCTCTATTTTTTTTAAATTCGGGGCTTGCCCAATAATCTTCTAGTTTTTTCGCAGCTTCAAGCTGCCTTATGATTTTATTTGAGGTCGTGTTATTTGCGTTATTTGTCAAAACATCCCCTCCTTTCGTCAATTCTTTGAGTGCAATAGCTTTGCCTGAAGGCTTTTGGGCCGAGTCCCTCGACCAGCCCGTCACCTTCTATTATATTGATCTTGCTGCTTTTTCTGGGTTCTAAGTTTTTCGTCGATCATTTCGATCACAAGCGCTTTTTCCCGCAGCGATAAATTCGCGAATTGGGATGGGGGCCAGTAAAAATGATGCAAGCAGTAATATGCGTACATCGTTTCACCATCCTCATCCCTTATGCGTTTTTTGCCTCTTCCCTGAGTGTCTCCAAATCAATATTAAACCCGGAAAGGTCAGTAATTTCGTCCGCCAGATTAATGATTTCGCCAATCAGAAGGCTCTTATACAGAAACTGTTCCGCCGTCAGGCACCCTGCCTTCTTAATGGCTTCCACGTCCTTGAAACATGGCTCGATTGTATTTCCGATTACAATCAGCCCTTGATATTTGTTGTAATCAAACCCCGTAACTTTTTCTTTCGAGTTCATCCGCTGCGATTGTTTTAGATATTCACTGTATTCCACTCCGGACATTGCCCTGATTTTAAATGGTAAGATGTTGCCTTTAGCGTCTTTGAATCTCGATGAAATTTTTACTTCTTTTGTAACCTCGGTAATCGGATGATCCGTTAAAAAATCTAATAAGGAACCCATGTTGCGCCTCCTTAAACAACCGGATTATGAAACGCGTCCAGTAAGTCCGCGCCGTCAAATGTAAACTCCAAAGTCTCTTCCAGCACCTGTGAATCTGTATCAAATTTCGCAAGTAGCGCGCTGTCGATATTGCAATTGTAAAGCACAGTTGTCTGCTTGCCCACACTGCTGCTGTCGTCTTCGTTAGTTATGATAATCGTAAAATAAGTATCCTTCTTGTTTTTAATGTAATCGACTGCTATTTTTCTGAACAGTGACGAAATGTAGTATACCACCATCGTTCCGGTTCCGCTCCAGCCGACGCTCTTGTGCTGCGTTCCGTGATTTCCAAGCGTTTTTACCTGCACTTTTTCCTTTTTAAAGAACGCTTCCAAATTCTTGGCAAAGAAAAGCGTTTCCACTTTGCCGTTTACAGTAATCATCGCTTCCGCCCTTTGCCCGGATATGGTATCTCTTGCGAGTAATTCATTCATTCTTCAATTCCCCCTCTATGCAATCTGCCTGAGATAAACTCGGTTGTATAGTTTTTCCATGGCATCTACCGGCATAATCCACAAATCAAGAATGACTTCGTCGATTTTTTCTCCTGCCGTAATCAAGATGTCTTCACTGCTGTTAAACTGCTGAATTGCGCCCATGCTTTGCAGCTTCAGAAGATAACTGATGACATCTGCTTTGAAGATATTTCTGCCGATTTCGTTGTTATCAACCTTGCCGATGTAACTGTTCTCAAACAGAATTCGAATATCGTTGTTGTATCCGTCGATCGTTCTGATCACGCGGTTCTTGCTGAATTCATATCCCTTATCAGAAGCAAACGCGGTAAACGTATTGATGTCCTGCTCGACGACGACCGCTCCATCCTGCCTGTTTGCCAAAAGGAAACACCCTGATTTCAAAAGCTGCGGAATGTCGCTGCTGTCTTTCGGGTTTATAATTTGTACAGCACCTGCGACCTGCCTGTACGTATTGGATTCGTTGATGGCCGCGCCTGCTGTGATTCCAGCGACATACGCAGTAAACATCGCAGGGGTAATCTCTTCTGTTGCCGTTTTATAACCTTGATCGACGGATATTATTCCTTCATAGTTGATATCCGTATAGTCGAGTACGACCGCCTGCACTTTCTTTCCAAGATCGTCTCTCATGTTTCTGACCAGGCTTTCCACAAGCGGCGGAAGAGAATCGTCAGAATCCGGCATTGCCATCACGTTCCATGGTTTGTATTCTTTGATTATACTGAAGTATGCAGCATAATTTTGCGATGCGACCGTTCCGTTTGTCCCGCCATCAAGTGAGAAAGGCACGCCAGCTGTCGGGGCAGGGGCTCCTGTTCCACTGAAGTTCACCCAGTCATTTGAAAGCAGCTCGCTGATTTCGGAAACGTTTTGTCTGCTTACTTCATTTGCCTTAAAATAGGTAATGACATCGAACGTGTCGTCTGTCTGGTCCACCGCTATGGTGATATGGTTGCCTGTCGTTCCGGCGTACTTTGCTGCCACAGTTAAAGAAGCAAGTGTTCCTGTAGCTTTCGTGCCACCTGTGTCAACGCGATAGATGTAAGCCAGATAAGCTCCCGAAAGTGCCTGTCTGAAAAGTAGGCTCTCCGCGTCAAACGCGGTTACGCCGACTTTTGCAAGGCTCCTTCCATCGATCAGATCGGTGGAATAAAGCTCAATGATTTCCCCCTGTGGTCCCCAAGATAGAGAAGCGGGAAAGGTTACGATACCGCGGCTTCCGATGCTGGAAAGCGGTTTTGGAACGCTTTCAAAGTTGATGTAAGCGCCCGGCCTTACTTTGTTCATGATGTTGAAGTTTCCTCCTGCCAAATTAATCATTCCTTTCTTGTTTGTATTCCCGAACATGCGTACTGTCATCGAGAGTTTGCATCGCTACTTCGGGTGCTTTTTCTTGAATTGTGCTGATTTGATACGAGACGGTAAATCGAAGTTGATTTTCCAGGATTTTATAGCTTGCTTCGCCGCTGAAAATCGGAAGATTATCGCTCAGGTGAATGCTTCTTAGAATCGCGAACAGCTCACTCCCTACTTCATCCAATCTCTCTTCATTTGATGTCTCGTTCTCGTCATGCTGATACCTAATATCCATCGTGTACTTCCGTTTCGAGCGGTTTCCCATCTCAGGTTCCCAAGTTACTTCCTGCTGCTTTACAAAAAAACACGGATAAGTATAGCCTTGTGCCGTTTGTGTCTCTGTACCTGTGTGGACATCGATATCCGGGTATGCCGCCTTGATTGCGTTTTTTACCCCAGATTTAATCGTTTCTCCTGATACCACCAAATGCATCACTCCTTTTTCTTTTTGCTTGGTAACAATATTAGACAGCCTGTTTTCCGACTTTTCTTTTTCATCCATCCGCATGCATCTTTCGTTTCGCGGCTCATTAGTTTCGTTTTGGAAAGCTGGAATAAAAAAACACCCACGTTCCCGCAAGCGTTTTTGTTCTTTTCACTTTGTCTGGTTTTATTTGTCTAATTCCAGGCGATACTCGCTCTTTCCAAGGAAGTAGGCTGTCTTTTAAAGTTACTCACAATAACATAATAACATGTAAGTATGTCCCGCTAGTGTCCTCATTAAAACAAATTAAAAATAATTTTCTTTCTATAAGGCGCCCCCTGCTTTAATATCTAAATGTAATCGAATAAGAAGCTTGTTCTTCACAAAGCAGCAGCTTCTGCTCTGAATCAAAGTGATTGGCTTTAATGTGCTCGACTTCATGCGCGTAGGCCTCAAGCTGAGCCTCATGGGTTAGATTCGAATTCAGATAAATGCTATAATCCCCATCACAATCCCTCGTCGTGTACCCCCTGATTGAGCAGGGCAAGTTCAAGATGTATACGAAGATATTGCCCATTCGTTTTCCCCCCTTTTTTAAGTTTGGTTTTCATTACTCAGCCCCGACAGACTACGAATCAGCTTATTGATCGTCTCAATATCGTCCTTTTTCGCATGTCTGGAAGCAGAAAACAGCGTTTTCAATTCTGGCCGTTCCTTCATCGTCTCCATAATCATTAGCGTTTCATCATCCCATTTTTGGGTCGTTTCTGCTGTATTCGGCGTTTCGCCACGGTTTTCTAAAAGGTCTGAGCGTTTAACGGCAAAATAATCAGCGAGCGTCTCGATAATGCCCATGCGTGGCATCTGTTTCGCGGCAATCCAGTTGGAAACAGATTGCTGTGAGACCCCGGTAATTCGCGCGATATCAGATTGTTTCAACTGGAATCTTTCCATATACTTTTTTAAGTTCTCAGAAAAGATTAAGACTGTTGAATCCATATTATTCACCTCTTACATTCATTCTAAAGTAAAAATTGTGTCTAGTCAAGTTCTTTAAATGTTTTACAATTTAAACTTGACATACAATTTGTAATTGTATAAAATGGAGGTAATAAGAAGAGATGCATTTTTTTTGGAGATTATAACAACTTTAAATTGTACAAAGGGAAATGGGAACCAACGATCATGAAAGAGCGCTCAAGATGGTTGTCCAAGAAAAAGAAGTTTTTGTAATAAAGGAGGAGAAAGAAATGGGCGATACGAGAGATTTAAATTTAGAGGAATATGGTATCAGTAAATACGCTTACCGTGAACTGTTGTATTTTTGTCGGCAGTACCCGGAATGGAAACGAGAACTTAGAGAGTTGAGAGCGGGAAGTGTCCTTAAGTCGCATCACTTTTTAGCGGCGGCCAAGTCAAAAACAAATGTAACGGCGGATCCCGTAGGCGATCTTGCAGTCAGACGCGCAGATTTACAGCGTAAATGTGAATTGGTTGAAGAGGCCTGTAAGAAGGTTGCGGGAGAGGAATATGAGCAGCTTTTACATAATATTACTGAAGGCACGGATTATTATTATTTAGCCATTCCAATGGGCAGGAGACAGTTTTATATTTTGAGGCGGGCCTTCTTTTATGAGCTTTCAAAGAGAAAACAACTTTATTAA